AAGGCGCGTACCTCAAAGGCGCGCACCTCGAAGGCGCGAGCCTCAAAGGCGCGTACCTCGAAGGCGCGCACATCGAAGGCGCGTACCTCAAAGGCGCGCACCTCGAAGGCGCGTACTTTGGGAGGGTTCCCATTATCCCCAATATTCATACAGCGGTATACGAGGCGTCAACCCAAACACCGGAATCTCTGGATATGGGCCGTTGGCACTCATGTGGGACAACGCACTGCCGTGCCGGATGGGTAACGACGCTGGCGGGCGAGGCGGGCGCTAAACTGGAAGCTGAGATTGGCACACCAGCCGCTGCCATGGCGATCTACGCCGCAAGCGACCCTGAATATTTACAGCGCGACGGGTGCCCCGATTTTTTATGCGGGAATGATGCTGCTCTGGCGGACATGAAGCGCCTTGCCGAGTTGGAGACATCGACATGAACTTAGACATCAAACCAGAAAAGCTAGAAGCCGCAATTATTGCTGAGGCGGTAGATCAAATCCTTGGCGCAGATCAGGGTGAGGCTTACTCACGCTACCTGACCGGCATCCGCGCGGGTGTAGAATCCCGCATCGATAAGATGTTCGCAGACCATGCTGACGCCCTCATTCAAGAGGCGTTGGACGCCGCCATAAAGGATGGCTTTGAGCGGGAATACAGCAAGGTTGACCAGTGGGGCAAACGTGAGGGGGAGAAAACCTCAATCTCAAAAGAGCTTGCCCGGCTTGTTAGCGGTTATTGGTCGGAGCGCGTGGACAGCAGTGGGAAGCCCACAAGCTCAACCTACGGAAACACCCTGACGCGAGCAGAATACTTGATGACCGTAATTTGTTCTTCGGACTTTTCCGAGAGCATGAAGGCCTCCGCTTTGAACGTTACTGGGCACCTAAAAGATGGGCTCCGCGCGCATATGGCAGCACAGATGGACACAGTTCTTGACGGCCTATTCAAGGTCAAAAGCCTCCAAGACCAAGGTAAAGTCGAAAAGCCTTACTAACCCCACACGCGGGGTTGACGCCCCGCTCCAAAAGGAGATACCGACATGACCGCCCACACTGCAATCACCGCCCCCGCACGGCAAGAGGCTCACGCTATGAGCATCTCCGACATGGGCACCTGCCACAAGTGCGGAGGCACTGGCATGGTTCACCTGTTCAAGATTTCCGAGCCATGCCGTCGCTGCAATGTGGGCGGGTTTGGCGGATTGGCCGCTTACGACGGCTACACCGCTGCTGAGGTTCGCCAGCGCGGTCAGGCCAACGACGATGCGTTGTTTGGCGACGTGTCGCACGTGGAGGTGGGGCAATGAACACCGAACAACAGCGCCAATTCCTTGCCAAAATCCGCAAATGCGACCCCGAAACCATGAACTTTGACGAGTGGCGCGAACTGCACGGGATGCTGGTGGACTTGGTCCATTGCGATGACGTGAATGGCCTCCGGGTTGCGCTCGAAGCGCTCGAAGCGCACGAGGTGACGGCATGACCATCTGGAACTGGATTGCAGACACAATAGCCGCGCTCTGTTTGTTTGGCGGGCCTGTTGCGGGGCTTTGGGTCGCGCACGGCATGGGGTGGCTGATGTGACTGACCTCTACGCCCTATCCACCAACCCCGCGACGCCGTGCGATGTGATCCGCGCTGCCTGCGACGAAATCCTGCGCCATTCGGTGCGGTACCCATATGCCGACGTCGTTCTGGCCCGCCAGATTTTGGACGCCAGCAAAACCCAAGGCAAAACCAGCGAAGGAGCAAAGACATGACCGCCCGTGAGAATTTGCGCGCCTGCCTCTCGGAGCGCCGAAGCCATGCACGTAACAGCCTCAATTACCAATACCTCACACGCGCCTTGATCGAAACGCTACTGCGGAGACGCCAAGACGGCCTGATCCGCCTGCCTAACGACTAGCCCCCACGCGGTCCCAGCCCATGCCAGGACGCACATAGAAAGGAATGAGACGATGCCAAAACATGACAGCCTTATCGCCAAGGCGCGAGAAATTGCATCCGAGCGAGACGAAAAGGCAGCCGAAAGCATGATGATAGCAGAGGCGCACAGGAACGCCGGTAATTCTGGTACAGCCTCGGGCTGGTACGTCTCTGCTGAACACGCAGAGGAAACCGCAGCCACCTTGCGGGCGCTTGCAAGTATTGTCGAGGCCACCCCATGACTGACATGGCAGACGACATCGCGCGGGATCGGGTAGATAACCTTCAGGCAAGACTCTCCCCTGACTACTGGAAGCGTCGCGGAGCACCGAAAGGGCCCCGATAATTGGCCCAGAAAACGTCAATGGCCGTTTCTGGCCGTTTACGGGCCAATTTACGGGCCAATTTACGGGCCAATTTACGGGCCAATTTTGGCCTGCGCTTCTACTCCTGCAGTCAATACCGACTGACGGAGCAAATGAATGCAACGGACAGACAACGCACTAGAAACTATTTCGGTGAAGGGTGTGCCGCCTCGGCTTTTGAGCTTAGCCGACGCGACAGCCTACTTAGGCGACAGTCGAGCAACGCTCTACAAATTGCGAACAGCCCTTCTGAGCCAGTCGGTTCATCTGGCGGCGCTCTTGCTGTGGCTTGGGTCGGTCGCGCTCAATCTCGTTCAGCGCCGAGTTGAACACGTCAACGCGCGCCCATGCTTCTTCCGTCAGCCGCTTTGATTGGGCCAGAGGGCTTTCATGCGCATCCATCACTCTCGCTCCTCAGAATGGACGCGTGCATCTACAAATTGCGCGCGCGCGACGGCGGCGGCGGTCATCATTTCAACAACTACCTTCTCCACCAGATCGGGGGATAGCCGAAACACGGCCCCACTGCCCGGCATCTTGGCGCTCAGGCACACAACGCCGCCTTCCGCAGTCACGGTCAGTGTGGATTTGCCACGCCGCATCAGTCAGCCTCCTTCAATCTAGCGTTCTATCGGCGGGGTTCCGGCTCAGATTGCAAAGCCGGTTCACCTGATTGCGGTTGACGGGCTGACCCGCCATGTCTGTGATCTTGGCCAGCGCGTCGGCCTGATCCAGCGCGGACCACCAGACCGCACACATATCGGCGCGGCGTGGGTGTGCCTTGGATAGCCTACTGGCCCTCTGGCGCGGCGCAGGCGGCATCACCTCGATAGTGGCCCCCAGCGCCTCAACGCGCCCCTGCATGGCCTTGCTGGCGGCACCGTGACCCAGATCAGCCAAGGCGCAGATGCGTACCACGTCGCCACGCCGTATGCCGCCGCCGTCCACCAGCGCCGACAAATCCGCGCGCTGCGTTCCCGGTGCGTCGGTGAAAACGTTTTCCGGCTTCACGTCCATGTGAGACGCGGCAGATCGGGGGCGGTCAAAGAGGTATGCGATAATTCTCATGGTGGACAATTAGCACCTTGCGCGCAGTAGCGCAATAGTCTAAAAACGAACACAATAGACGCACCGAACACCACCCGAGAGGACCAAAGAAATGACACGCTACTTTGCAAACAGCGCCGCAACCCGCAAAAATCGCTCCCTCGCCACAGGCTTTGACACTGAGATGGCGGCGCGCGATCAGGCTGAATTTTTGGCCAACACTTACGGTGGCGTCGCCAAGGTCAGCACAAACAAAGGCGAGGCAAAAGGCGCGTTTTCCGCAAAGAAGGGCTGGCACTAAGCCAGCCGCCACACCCCCGTTAAGAAGGACCGATGATATGCCAGACCTTCAACCGTATGAAGCATTGCACAACGCGCTTTGCGAAATGAATGCCGAACCAGAGTTTCCCATTGCGCTTGACGATAAGGCAAAAGCACGCATCCGCAGCATTGCCGAAGAGCAAGGTGTAGACGTCTATGAAGTCATCCGCACGTTCGCCGAAGAGAGTGCGCTAAATTACTTTAGGGGTCGCAATGATGACCCTGCAAACGCCTGACATAAAAGGACCGAATGACTGAATAAATGAGCAGTAGGGAACTGTGAACTCGAAGATAGCTATTGATCGTGGCGTTTAGGGTTGCAAGGATTTTAGGCGGGCGGCGGATCGTAGCGCTGCGTGACATCAAGCCACCTAAACCAGCTTATCCCGCCATGCGTGGAGCATGGAGATAGCCCAATGTGGGCCTGCTCTTTTATTCAGTCAAACGGTAATCTCACAAAGGACCAGATCAATGAAAGAAGGCGACATATACCGATGGAAGTGGCGCGACCCAGAACGTGACAGCGCCGCGCCATCTGGCGATTACCACTGCAAGTCTCAGATCGCCGTTTTCGAGGGCGGAAAACTGTTCGATACCTTTTGGGGGAGCGGGCCAACTGATAATAGTTATCTATCCGCTGAAAAGGTAGAGCTTAAATTGTTGGGTAACCGCAATGAACTTGACGTATTTTCCGACCGCGAGGACTTCTATGACCCTGAAGACTTAATCGTCATGCGTCATAGTAACGACACGCGGGCTAAGACCCTCATAAAGCGCGGCGCACGGCGCAGCCCCGCCTTCATGCGCGTTTCACTCCAAGAAAATATTGCCGAAGCTGAGCGAAATATTCAATCTGCAATCTATGATTTGAAGCGATTGGCTGTTGCTCAAGACGCCATTATGCGCGGCAAAGTTGACAAGATTCATTTCTAACATTCAAAGGATACATCAATGGCCAGCACATCAGAGGTAAAGTCCGCAGCGCGCGCCGTCGAGGCCGTAGAGAGTATCGACAAGGTGATCGCATGGATGAGAAAAGATGTTGAGGAATCCGCCGTCGAATGGGGTGATGGTGTGCGCGCCGCCTTCGGGCGCAACCGCCTCTCGAAGATGACGGATGGACGCATCGATCAGGCCACATTCTGCGCCATAGTCAACGATCTACTGGATAAGCGCGAAGCCGCCGTCAGCGAGCATTGCGACCTTGTAGACTTTCCTGCGCCGCCCTGCCCACGGCAGAATCCACCACAGCTAGACCAGTAAAGGACCAAACCAATGAAGAAGACTTACGAGGTTGAGACGCTCAGATCAGGCCAACCGCAAGCCTACGCTGACACTGAGCGAGAATACCGGATCACGGTAACGTCAGAAGCATATGGCAAGGAAGGCATGGTTCCGTGGGTCATGCACGGCGATGTTGAGGCGCAAATAACGAAAGAAGAAGCATTACGCAGTGCCGGAAACCTGTTTGTCGGAATGAAGCCAGATGACATGCGCAAGTCTCAGCGGGATTGGGCAGAAAATCTGGTCCGTTCTCTTTGCCAAAACTTCCGCAAGAAAGACGACAACGACGGGCGCACAGGTATGGATGCAGCGTTTTATCCGACCCTTAAATGGCTCAAGATTGACCCTACTGCGGGCACTGTTCACGCCTTTATAGTTGAAACTTACACAGACTGACACAAAGGGACCGCCCAAAACGCAAAAAGCCCGCGCCGCCCAATGTGGACAGCGCGGGCAAGTATCTGAATTGAGCCGGTGAAGGGCTCCCCGGATAACGCGCGCCGGGAGTCGCGCACACCGCCGTTATGGCGGGGATTTCATGGGCACGTCCCTGCCATGCGGTCGTCCAAGTCAGCAACCCAAACTCCCCACGCGCCGATCACGTCCAACGCAGCGGCGTCAGGCATGGCAAGGCGGGCCTCTGCGTAGGAACGGCACCCGGCGTCAACGCTTGTCATTGCGCCGCACGCGCTCAGAAGGAGACATGCCAGAATTGCGGCCAGCCTCGACGGCGTCCCTGCCAGCTTCTTCGCGCTCGAATGCGTCTGATAGTGCGTCATGCTCCGCCTCCTGCTTTCCCGCGCGCTTTCCGCGCCCAAATTGAATACGCCCGCCCGTGAGCGCGTAGACGGCAAGCCCACCCGCAAAGGCGAGGGCCGCGATGATGATTTCTAGAATGCTCATATCGACACGCCCGGCGCATCGGTGGCGGGTTCACACCAGCCCTCGATAAGCCCGATGAGCGGGCCGTAGCCTCCGACTTCAAGCGCCGACTGCACCATGTCCAGCCGCGCCTCTATCTGCCCCTCACATGCCGCCTTTGTGAGGGCGTAGGGCGCAACATAAACGCGGCATTGCATGGGCTGTGACGCGGCGGCGAGGCACACCATAACGGCAAGGTGCATCATGACAAAGCCCCCTTCGCATTTGGGTTGATCGTATAGGGCCGCGCCGCGCCGCTGCGCTGCTGCAAGGTGAATGCCAGCGTGAGAACAGGCGGCAAATGCGAGAACACCTCGCCCCAAGCCTCCATATCGCCCCCGACAAAAGCGGCGATAAAGCTGCCAAGCGAGCGGGCCGTGGCGTCGTCGGCTTCCGACAGAACCAAAACGGCAGTCACAACCGCACCCCAAAAAGAGCGCGCCCATAGGATGAAAATGGGTCTCATGCCCTTACCTCCATGTAATCCGCCATCGGGTCGCCAAGGCGAGATTTGATCGCCCTAATCGGCTCCATGCCGTGATGCGCTTTGATGTGCGTGGCCGACCAAGAAACGCTCCACATGAGCGGAAGGATTGCGATCCCAAACCACGGGTCACGCACCCACCCGCGCGAAGTGCTGAACACCACAAAATCCATACCTGCAAGCTTTCGGCGTGTTCCAGGCTTAGGACACGCCCACTCAAAGCTGGTAAGCTGCGCGCCAAAGCCGCCAAGGAACGTATAGAAACGCGCTGGCGTGCTGTGTTTGCGTCCGTTGCTTGTGTCCACGAGCCAGTACACTGTTTGATCGAAAAACGGAGCGCCCATACCGTGCCCGTTGCCGAAAACCTTGCGTGTCAGCCAGTTCATGCGTCACCTCTCATCTTGCGCAGGATCGCCGCGACGACCGCGATGAAGCCCGTGGGCGCTTTCTTGGGGGCTTGGGGCGTCACGGGTGCGCGTGGTGCCGTGGGCGGCTTGCTGGCGGGTGCGCGCTGGTCTTTTGACCACCATGGCCCCACGCGAAAGCAAGGGCACGCCTTGGCGGCGTATTCGTGGTGCCCGCTGATCTTGGCAATCGTCGGGTAATCGCTTTGCAGTCTTCGGATTAGGCCCCGCAACGCCACGTCTTGGGCTGGGGTGAAGTGGTCCGAGAACTGGTCATTCTCATTGCCGCCATGGCCGCCGAATAGTGCGACCCCAACCGTCCCGGTGTTGCGGCCCTTGACGTGCGCGCCCTTGCGCTCCAGCGGACGCCCCGTGGCAATCTTCCCGTCTCGGTCGATCAGGTAATGGTAGCCGATGTCAGACCAGCCTCGATCATCGACATGCCAGCGCCGGACCTCCGCTGTTTTTTGGTTCACAGTGCGGGTTGCCCACCATGCGGGGCGGGTCGCTGTGCAATGCACAACGATTTCATTAAGTGGTCGCATAGCGGACTCCTGTGTTGTGGGGAATGTGGGTGTCGTGTTAGCCCGCGCGGGCCGGGTTACGGGCCTCGGTTGAGCGCCCGCACAAGGGCGGCGATGTCTTCGCGCAACCCGGATATCTGCTCAGTCAAGCGCGCAACCTGCACCTCCTGGCTATTCGCCGCCGTGCGGTTTGAGTTTGCCACCGCCTCCACGCGGATCAAGTCCCGGTCATGGCGGATGACCTGCGTGTTAATGCCTGACGCCCACCAAATGCCGCCGCCTGTCTGGACGCATAGGGCGATGATAAGCGCAATCGGCACGCGCTTATCCAAGTGCCAGCCTTCATCGTTTTGTTGTTGGTCCGTCATACTGCCCCCGGCCTGAATAGCGCCCAAATGAAAATCCCAACCGCTGCAACCTTTGCCTTGGTCGCAGGAGCGCCGCCCGCAATAGCGCCGTCGAACCACTCAGCCGCCGCCTGACCACGGCCATAGATGCCAACCTCCAGCATGTGGTCGTGGACCAAAGCCGCCAGCAGGAAGCGCGGATCGTCGCGTGATAGCCACCAGCGGGCAAAGAACGGGACACTACTCTCGAACTCGCGCCCTGCGTGGATCGTGATGGGGTAGCCGTTGCCCTTGCGGCCTACGTGCCACGTGATGTCCTGCGTCAGCCGCCAGCGCCGCATCGTGCCGCGCTCAAACATCATGGCCAGTGCTTATCATCGGCATAGTCAGCGGGGATTGGGTCCATCGCCACCAGCACGTTGTGCGCCCGCATGATTGCGCCCGACGCAGCCGCGAACGCATCCGCCAAACCCAGAACGCGGGTGGCCAGTGCGGCAAGCGCGGTTGCATCGTCAGACACCAGCGCGCGCAGAAGTGGTGCAGGGGCGGCATCATCATCGGCAAGCGCCTTGGCCTCCGCGATCTGTACAGACCACGTTTCGCGCTCGGATGGGCTGTACGCCCCGGCCATAGCGTTTAGCCTGCGGTCGCGCTCTGCTGTGACCATGGAAGCAGAGGGGGAGGGCGGCGCTCCTGCGACCCACTCGCCGTCCACCCATTCGTAGCCTGCCCCCGGCTTTAGAGGCACGCTTATCGTGCCCTCGGGGTAGCTGTCCAATACGCTTTGCGGCGGCGTGTTTGTAGTCTGCCAGTAACCTCTGGTGGGGTGAAAGAAACCTTTTTCCATTAGCGTAACTCCACCCAAATTAGACCAGATATGCCAGCAGTTATCCTGTAATAGTAACCATCTGGAATTATTGCTGACATATTCCCATCTGCGTTGTTGTTTCCATTTTGAACTCCAAGCCAAGTTGAATTATTAGAGGAAACTTGAAACTGAGCATCGTTACCGTCTCCATATCTTATCAAAACCATAATAGGTCTACCTGTTGTGTTCTGATAAGAAGTGTTGGCAACTCTCGAACCCTCAACGTTTTGCCAAGTCTGACCTACGCCAATGGCTGCGCCTGCGACCGCAGCAATGGCAGATGCTACAATATCGCGCCGCGCTGCTCCATCTGGATCAACGGCCAAATCTGCATCGGCGCTGTCCACCATCAGGGCCGCGCTTCCAAGCCCAAGCGTCGTCCGCTGTGCTGCCGCGTCGGCATCGTCCAGCAATTCCCAACCTGCTGCCGTCACGTCCGCAAATTCCACGCCGTCAGCCGCTGCGTTTACCCGCACCGCGTCCAATGCGCGCCCTGTCAGTGACGGCAGGTTTGCGGCCACCAGCGCTGCGGCAGTATCACTGGCAAACGTTCCAAACGCCACCAAATCCGGCGCGAATTGCAGCGCCTGCCAGTCGAGAAACGCATCGACGTTCGTATCGAACGCGGTCTGCGCTTGACCCTTGTCCGGGATGGTTCCAAGGAATTGTCTGATTACTGGCGCGGTCATAGCGTCTCCACTTCAAGTTGTACTTTTGTTATGCCGCGCACGTCTACGACTGTCTGACAAGAGCTAACAAAACCATATGCCAAAAACTCAGAATTGTCATCAGGTCCAGCAAACACAGCCGCCACGCCGTCCAAATCGTTAATTGTTCGCCAGAACGGCGCGGCGCTATAGTCGTTCAGGTGAACACGATAGCCAACGCGCGATGCAGGTGTCCGCCGCAATAGCGACGTAAGCGTGCCTTCGGTTTTCTTGACCGACCGAGTGCGCAGGCCCAGCGTAGATGCCACCTCAACAACGCCGTATAGGTCAGCCAAGCCCATCGCAATCGTGCCTACCGCCGCCGTCGATCCTGTGTTTGTAATCGTGACCACAACGGTTGCGCCGATTGGGATGTTGATCTCAAAATTGGCATATGTGCGCTGCAAAGACTGAGGCGCAAAAAACCATCGCCAGAACGATCCTTCGTATGGCGTCGCGTCGGGCACCCCATACGTCACGTCCGCCACGTCGCCCGTTGCGTCCAGCGTGCCAACGATTGTGATCTGTGTGGCACGCAACCCAAAGAACGCTATAGCTGATAGCCGTGGCAGTCCGGTCAGGGTGTAGGTGATGCTGTCCGCGCGACTTGTTACGGTGTCAACAACGCGAAACTGATCCGCCCCGAATTGCAGATCGAACGCCGCGTAACGATTGGCCGGTCCAGCGTCAAACCATTCGTTTGAGGCGGCAAGTCCCGGCTCCTGCGTTGTGCTTGCCGCTGATACCTCAAACAACCGTTCACCCACCCGTCGCACGTCGCCAAGGTTATATGTGCCCGCCGTCCAAGCCGTTTCCAGCACCACGTTTGTGCTGTCAATGTTGCCCTCGGTGATGGCGAAAGGCTCAATGATCCGCAGAGTCATAGGGTCTGCTCCAATTGGAAGGCCAGCGTGTCGTCTGCCGCGTCTGCCCCGCGCCCGGTATTGCCCGCCGTGATTTCCGATGAGGATATCAGCCGCTCCATCGACACGTTAAGCGCCCGCAACTCAGCGCGCAATTCCGCATCGGATTGCTTGGGGCCATAGGTCAGCCCATTGGCAACACGGGACAGGCCGCGCATGTAGTCTTGGCCAGTTGCAAACAGATCCTCATTTACCAGCGCCCGCAGGCTGCCCCCGAGCGCGTCGGCCCCCGCGCTGATTTCCGCGAACGCCGGGGAAAGCTGCATAAGAGCCGCTACCATGTCCGTATCGCCTAAAGCGTCGGCCTCGTCCACCAGCGCCCGGAATGCCGCGCGCGTGGCAGGCAAGGCGTCAATCCCAAGGCTGGCCATTTCCAGCGACAACACCGACGTGGCGCGGGCTAACCGCTCCGCATCGGTGTAGAAGTTCTGATAGTAGGAAGCCGCTGCGCTGGTGAAGTTTTCCAGTGATCCGAATAGGTCCACAAAGGCAGACGCCGCCGCGCCGCCCGCAAGCGACACGTCATACGCGCGAAGCTGGAAGTTGCCCATCCATGCGTTGACGGTTGTGAGGCTACTGGCCAAACGATCCAGCGTTGCCGACGCGCCCTCGCCCGCCTGCATAAAGCCGTCCAGACCGCCCACCATGCCAGCCATAGCGTCAGCCATGCCCGTGAGACCGTCCATCACCGCCCTTTGCGCCGCCTCGTCGCTCAGGCCCTTCGTGCTTATCCGCATACGGTGCGAAAACCCGTCAAAAGTGTTCGCCGCTAGCCCGAGCGCATCCGCCGATGCCATCACGCCACTTTGCAGCGTATCGACCATGCTGGTGACGGCGTCGGTTGTTTCCCGATCCGCAGCGCTGGTAGACGTGCGCACCTTTTTGGACAGGCCAAAGAAGCGGCTGGTCTGAACCTTTTTGAAGGTCTCGACCAGAACGTCCATGTTGTTGACCGTGGCCATGATGCCCGTGTCGAGAGTCTTGGTTTTCTTGCGGAATGCGGCGAACGCTAGAGCCACAGCGCCGATAACAGGGATTGCCACGCTGAGAGATGCGGCCAATCCTGCGCCCACGCCTAATGAGCCGATGCCCGCCGCCAAACCGGAACCAGCACCGAGTCCCAGAATGCTTGACCCACCGCCAAGCCCTAGCAGCCCGGAACCAGTACCAAACGCGCCCAGCATACCAGCACCGCCGCCTGCGCCCTTTGCGCCCGCGCCGCCACCGCCGCGCAACAGGTTGCTCAGAAACCCACCGCCCCCACCGCCCACGCCACCCGCCACGGCTTGCCCCACGCCGCCACCAGACGCGCCGATGCCAGTGCCACCCGCGCCAAAGGCCCGCATGACGCGCGACCGCACGGCCATACTGATCATCTGCGCAATCATCTGCTTAAAGCTGTCCAGCACGGATTGCACAAAGCCCTTGAAGTCTTTGAACCCGTTGACGACAAAGTCACCGAACGCATCGGAAACGCTTTCAATTCCGCTGATAACAGATCCACCGAACTCGCGGCCCATATCAGCCGCCGATTTCTGCGCACCCTTGAACGCCTCGGCTAGGCCTTCGGCGAACGTAGTGGCCTCCTCAATAGCCTCCGCCGCTGCGCCTGCGGAGCCGCCACCGCCGCCCTCTGCACCGCCGATGCCGTCCAGTTCCTCGCGCAGCCGCGCAGTTTCCGCCGCCGCGCCCTCAGTCGCCGATGCGTTTCCGTCCATAACCGTGTTAAGCGCGGCAATGCTTTCCATCGGCGCGCCCGCCGCCTCCGTGAACACGCGCCCAAAGTTGCCCATGACCTCAGATGCGTTCGCCGCTTCATCCGCCGCCCCCCGCAAACCGTTGGACATCTCGCCCGTATAGTCGCGGCTGAAGGCTTCCTCGAACGCCCTGCCCGCCGCCTCAACTACACCTTCGGCCTCGCCTACCTCTACTCGGAAATTAGAAAGATCAGGCGCGCCAATATCAATGCCGGGGATCACGTTCAACGCGGTTACAAGCCCGCCAACGCCAGCCTCTACCGCGTCAATCAAACCGTTCATCGCCTGCGCGCCCAAGCGCGCGAACGCCGCTGGCAACGCGCCCCAAGCTGCGACAACAGCCTGATATGCGCCCACAAAAGCGCCAATCGTCGGGTTCACAAAGCCCGGCAATCCGCCAACAATGCCAGCCAACGATCCAAGCGCAGACGCCTTAATACCCTGCCACGCTGCCGAGACTTTGAAGTCCAGCGCCAAGCTGGCGTAGCCAATGCGTTCCCACGCCTCAACCGCGACATCTTTGACCAGCGTCATTGCGTTACTAAACCCGCCGGTTGCTGTAACTAACCGCCCGAACATCGCCACCAGATAACCAGCCCCGACCACAAGCGCCCCGATGCCAGTGGTGATCAGCGCCGTCTTGAGTATTCCCAGCGCGCCCGCAAAAGTAAACGTGGCAATCTTCGCAAGTGCCAGCGCGCCCACGTATCGAACGCCAAACGCCGTAACCGCAACGCCCAATGTTGTGCCGACAACATCAAGGTTTTCGGCCATTAGAATGATCGCTCGCGCGAAAGATTCGCTACCGCCAACCATAGAATCAAGCGACCCAAGGGAAAGTGTCATTTGATCGCGGAAAACCTGCAAGGCACCAGATACTGTGGGGATCGT